AACGCAAAGCGGGCGAACGCCCCTGTTCCCATACCACGCGTAGTTGTAGTTCAGCGTGCCGTCGGAATAGACGTAGCGGACGTAAGGATTTTTCGGGCTGTCCGGCGTAGCTGTCCACCACCAAGTATCCGGAAGCGCCGGAATGTTGCCGCGAAGAAGCCTGTATTCGTCGCACGTGATAAGCCCGACACGGACGCGATCTCCGCCGTAGTCCCTCAAACCGTCGTCGGCGGTCAAGTCAACGTTGAAATGCTCGAACATTTCTTCCGGTGCGCCCTCTGCAATCAGCCTTTTCAGAAATTCGCCGTTCAAGAACTCGCGAATATCGGACGCGGCAAAATCGTTTCGGTTCTGCGCGTCGAATGCTCGTTCCCCGATACACTCCGAAGCAATACACTTCACCCAGCTTTCGGCGGTCTGAATAATCGTGAAGGCGATCCCACCGATCTTAATTTCCTGTTTCGGCGCGAAGCCGTGTTTGTTCTCTGTCATATTAAAAAGCCCCTTTCTTATATAAATAGGTATGTCCGCACCCGCTCGCGGGTGTTTAACACTTCTTGCCGCCGTGTCTGTACGGGCGGCTTTTGTTGTATTCGTGCTTCTGTGAAATTGCCGTGTCAATGTCAATTTCGGCATATCCGCAATAATCAAGGACGCGAATAATCACGTCGGCAAGCTCGATCGGTATTCCTTCCGGCTTTCCGTTGTTTCCGGCGTAAACTTCCGTAGGCAAGCGCCCGTTTCGGTATTCTTCCAGTGCTTCGGATACCTCCGAATGAATGAGTGCCAAAACTTCCGGAAATCCGCGTTCTTCGTCCCACCAGCCGTGATCGACGGCGTTTTCGTGAATTTGCTTTGCAACCTCGTTAATTCCTGTCATTGTTTGCGCTCCTTTCTTCGTCGCTGTTGCTTTCGCCCGCGTCCCTTTGACAATCGCACGTTTCCCCGTTGTCAAGGTGTGCGCCGCAATGGTCGCATACTTTGTATTTCAATTCTTCTGTACCTCCGTTCTTTGAAATAATTAGACGGCGCAAGCCGTCCGCGCATAGCGTCAAGCCGTGTTCGCAAAGGTAGGCGCGGCGGCGTTCCGCCTCTGCCGCCTCCCAGCCGCAATGCTCGCACCCGCTACAATCTTTTTTCTTTGCCTTTTCCGGAAGTGTGCATATATATTCCACGTTCACACCTCCAGCCGCATAACCTTTTTGATCCGTGCATCAAGCACAAGAACCCGCGTCCCGTCCCCGATACGCCTTTCAATGCTTTGTTGCATTTTCTGCATATCCTCTTCACGAAGGAACGTTTCTGTCATAAGGATTAAAAGCCCGTTGCCTTTCAGCCCTTCAACCTCTTTCACGGGAATTTCTGCGCCATCTGCGCGTCTGAAAAATAAGCCTTCGTTCATTGCTTCACCCGCTCCCCGTTATAGATAACTACCATAGAAGGGAAGGGCGCGGGATCGCTCGCGTTCCCTTCGTCGTCTGTGAAGCGAAGCCGCCCGCGAACGAACCGGATTTCCGCTTTCCCGTATATGTAATCGTGAAAATAGATCGTATCCGTCCGCGCCGGAATAAGTAGCACAATAGCGTACCCCCCGATCGCTTCTTCGTATGCCTTCTTTACCCACTTTCCGATCTCGCGTCCATAAGGCGGATTGCAGAAAACCGCGCCGCCGCGATCCCAGCTTTGCGAAAGCCCGTCCGTTTCCGGCGTATAGTAAAGCGGGCATTTTGCTGTTTTGTCGGTCGCCGCCGCGCAAGCACGAAGCCGAATTCCTCGTTCAGACGGTCGAAGAAGTCTTGTGGCGTACACCAGTCCATTTTCTTTGAAGATAGAAGCGCACTATTCACCGCCGCCAGCCTCCTTTTCATCGGAATAGAGGCGGACAATCGCCGCAACCTGTTCAAAGTCCAGATAGACGGGCTTGTTTTCCGTGATCCCTTCAATGTTGTATCCGGTCGCCTGTCCGAAGCCGTTTTGCTTGATCGTGAACTTGTCGCACTTGATAGCGAATTCCGAACCGCTCTTCAAGATAACGCGGATCGTCATTTTATTCATTGTCCGCCACCTCGCTTTCACCCTCGACAATCTCACCCGTAGCGGGATCGACATTCAAGGAATATTGTTCCGGCTCTGCGGCGTGTGCCAGCGCTTTCTCCCGATCCCGAAGGTCAAGGGAAAGAACGCATTGTTCCGTAAGCCTCTTCAAGTTATCGACGAACTGCTGGCTAATTACGTCATATGGCGTAATCACTGCTTGAAGCAGGAAGCCCGCTTTCGCTACGATGTAGGGCGTTCCGCGCGGCGTGATCCGCTCGTAAAGCTCCAGCACGTCTAAAATATCGGATACGGGCGAAAGATAGCGGCTTTCGATGAACACAAGCCCGCGCCGCGTCTGCAACGGCTTCAAAGTCTTTCCGGAATAGGCGATCGAAATTGCTTCCCGCTCGACGGGCTTTTCGTTTGCGTCCGTGTCCTCGAAGCTGATTTTCGAAGGAATGCCCGCTACTTGAACAAACCAATCTTCCCGCTGTTTTTCTGGAACGTCGAAGATCGTTAAAAGGCTTTCTTTATCCAGCTTCGGAAGCCCTGTTACCGGATAAGCCGCCGCGCCGTCGCCTATGTACTGAATAACGCCGCCACTTTCGCCGTACCGCTCATAAATAACGGCGTATTTGTTCTTCTTGCAGATCGCCGCGATATTTTTAATCTTCATCTTTTGCCACCTCGCTTTCGTCTGCGTCGTTCCGCTCCGGAACGTTTACACGGTCAACGCGAACCGCCAGCATAATCTGACAACCGCAACGCGGGCAATCCATAGCGTTAAACCGTGTAGGTGGTTTTGTCAGCGCGTCCACAAACGCGCGCGGTTCCTCTGCAACGTAGATTTCTTCCTTCTTTGGCGTTATACGGTATCCGCAAACGCCGCACGTTATTTTCTTTGAAAGCATATTGAATAGCCCCTTTCTGCTTAATATCTGCCGTAAACCCGAACGACGGTGAAGGGCTTGTCCGCCTTCGCCGCCGTTACGATCGCCGAAGTCATAAAGGATACGCGCAAGAAATCCCGCGCCGCCCGTTTTGCAAGCCTCCACGTAATCATTCGCGCGTTAGGTTCCTGCATTGCGTCGCCGTCCAGCGGATACTCGCAAATAAGAACCGTGTTCCCGAACGGTCGCCGCGCTGGGCGTTCCTTCATAAATTCTTTGTTGCCCTCTTTGCACTTCACAATTTCAAGCGCCTTCGGAAACTGCCAGCCGCTGTCCTGCTTCTTTTCTTTTGCCATTGTTCGCCGCCCCTTTCTTCAAAGCTGAACTAAATTCAAAACCGCAAGAAGCCGATCCGTAATCTGCTTCCGGCACAACTGCTTCAATATCGTTTCTTCGTTTGCGTCGTAGTTTTCTGCAAGCGTTACGAAATACTTCAATTCCGGATTTGCCCTTTGCCGAAGCCCAAGACAGAAAAGAAGGCGATCCGTTACTTCCGCTTTGATCGGATAAACGGCAATTTCTCCCGTGTACTTGTCGATTTCTCTACAAACGCATATCATTTCGCCCATATCCGCGCCCCTCTCTAATCGTTATAGGGATTTTGCAAGCACCAATCCCACGTTTCAGCGTCTTTCCAGCCGATCGTGAAATGATTGTTCCGCCCGTCGCCCGTGAAATACAGATATTCAACCGGAAGGACGCGTCCGACGTTTGTTCCTCCGTCCCGCTCCGCGTGATAGCGGATCAGAACGTCAGCCGCCAGCGTTGCAAGCTCCGGAAGAACGGGATAATCCGCCGAATATCCGGCGAACTGATACGGCGCTTCCAAAACCTCCAGCACGGTATCCGGAAAACGGGGATCGTCAACGCGGTTCAGTACACACCAAACGCACGCGGCTTTTTCCATATCCGAAGCGATCCCGCGCGCTTCTCCGTAAAGCATTTTCGCAAGTGCTTCAACCTCCGCCGCGTCCGGTATGTATTCCTGTTCTTCCGGCTCCGGCGCAAGCGTCAAAAGCGGGGAAGGGGATATAATCGGCGTAGGCTCTCCCGAATATCGTTCCGCTTCCGCTGTCCCGCTCCACGGCATAAAGGCGGCAAGCGGGATCGCGACAATCACTATTGAAAGCGCCGCCGCGATCCGTCTTTGTTTCCTCTTCACAACGCCACCCCGCTATCCGCTTCAAGGGATAGCCACCATTCCGGATTGTTCCGGAAGCGCTCATTCGGGCAAGCGTCGCAATTCTCCGCCGCGCACCCGCTACAATATCGCTTTTGAAATTCCGTGTCCCACGGCGCTTCGATGATCGGAAGAGAACGCAAGAACCGCCCCAGCCCTTGCACGCCCGCCGTGATTGCTTCAAAGTTTGTTTTGCTCATATTGAATAGCCGTCCTTCCATTACTGATTTGCTGCGCGTCTGTTGCCCCTGCGCCTAATGTTTTCTTGTGCCGTCGTCTGTGCAAGATCGGCGCTATATACAGGACGCTTGTTTTCGTCAAGCTCTCCCGTGTACCCGCGTTTAAGCTCTTCGTAAATAGCGGCAACGCTTCTTCCGATCTTCGCGGCAATGTCCACCACTCTGTCGCCGTCGCTGTATAGCGCTTCGATTTCGCGGCGCTGATCGAACGTCAAATACGAATATCCGTCCATTTTCAAGCCTCCTTTCGCCGCTCTGAATAAAAAAATAAAGCAGGAAAACCGTTTCGGCTTTCTCTGCTTTTAATGTTACTTCTTTCACTTGAAAAAGTCAAGAGTAAAAGCAGAAAAAACTAAAAAATATTTTTAGGCGGCGGCAAGGTGGGCGGCGAACAGGTCGCTTGCGGTCGCAAATCCTAAAATTTCGCGCGGATAGTTATTGATCCACGTTTCGACGCGGCGAATATATGCGGCGGTTACTTTCCGGAAGTCTGTCCCTTTCGGCAAGAACCGCCGTATCA